TTCCCAGAGGAAGTATTACCTCGTGGTAATGCACTATAAATAAGATTGAGACATCGTTCGTGCGGTCTCTACAATCGGAACTCCCAGACCTCTACATAGTGGAGGTCTTTTTTATTGCCTTGAAATATTTTACTCATCCTCTGACTGTATGTAATATGATTATAGTAGGGTCTTTCATCTTCATTGAAGCATTACATATAAGATATCACCAACAGGGGTTGACACATGGTGAAGATGTTGTTATAATAAATACAGATGAGTGATTGATCATCGCTCATGGAAGTGGCAGAACAACCCTGTTGGAATTTGGCGGGGTAATGCATCAAGTTAGAGGTGGTACTCGCCCTCCCTAAAGGAGGTGAACCTTTACCAGAGGAACTTGAGTTGAGCAGTACAAATTTTCGCTTTAGCGATTCCCTGTTCATGTCGGTACGATAAGTAATCCTTCCTTCCCCTTTTCGTTATAACATAGGAGATCCTTCGGGGTCTCCTCTCCTTTTGTTATTATTCGATATGTAAGACCTCTTCACAGAGGTCTTTTTTTTATGCTAAATTATTATAATGACACTAACAACTAACCAAATCCTTCGCATATACATGAAGGCAAGAGAAAATAAAAAACCTAACCCACCCCGTAAACACCACAACTTAGCGACATACGGATGAAAGAGTTCTGGAAAGTATGGAAGTATGCCTTAGGTTCTTTCAATGATGAGACAACAAAGAAGTATGACAACTGGATCTGTATTATAAGAACCATAGTCATGGTTCAACTTGTAATCACCAACTGTTTTATTATTGGTGGTAATATCAGGCATTGGAATGACCATCACATTCCCCCATCTTATGATAAATCTTATAAATAATAATATAAAAACACAGATAACAGATGTCTATAGCAAGAAACGCAGAGTTTGATAGCTCTGTTAGTAACACACTAAAAGAAAAAGACGGTATACTTTCTGATGCTGCTGACGCTACTGCTCTTGATTCAACAGGTTCCAATCCTACATGGAGATTTAGAGAAAGACTTCTAAAGAAGATTGATAGAACTGCTTTTGATGAGAGGATTGACTACTGGAGAAAGCAGGAGATGGCGAAGAAGTTAGTCCTAGCAGACAGAGATTACATGGAGAAGCAGAAGACAATCAATGGTTCTTATCCTTCTAGTTGATATAATATAAGAAGTTTGATATAATTATAAGATGATATTATGGACAGAACAGTTTGTCCTGACGGATAGTACTGTCAAAAATTTGAAGAACAGATACAGAGACCCTTACTTTTTGAAGGGTGATCCTGATTGGGGACAACATTACACAGGTTACCATAAGAATCCTAACAACACTGCTAACACAGTGGATGGTAACTTTGTAGATAAAGATCTACTTAAACTCTATGTACCAAAACTGAAGGAAGTTCTACAAAAAATTGGATTGTATAATAATAAATCTATATTCAGTTACAGTAGTATTTGGGGACAACTATATACAAGGGAACTAAGTGCGATTATTGATGTTCATAATCACTATAAGCATCCTAGTCAACTGGTTTCTTGGGTGCATTTCGTTGATGTTCCAAAACAAAAGTGCTTCTACTTTATGTTAGGAGATCAGAAAGTATACCCCAATACACAAGAAACTTCTGATATAATATTTTATCCATCCTATGCACTACATGGTGTTGATAAGATGGTTGAAGGCGATGACAGGTTTGTTGTTGCAGGAAACATAGTACAAATGAATTCATGAAAGCAGTTCTATGGTCTAGGGATAACTGTCAGTGGTGTGAAAGAGTCAAACAACTCTTTACTGCTACTAAGATAGAGTACCTAGAGTACAAACTGGATAAAGACTTTACTCGTCACCAGTTTTATGAAGAGTTTGAGGAGGGTGCTACCTTTCCACAAGTTCAAATTGATAACAAATACATAGGTGGATGCAAGGACACACTACATCATCTCCAAGATCTAAAAATGATCTAAACAAAGGGTCAGTTTTTCTCCTATCAAGGAAAAGAAAAACCAAACCTGTATTTTCTGTGCTACTATGGGGCATGAGAATAACACTACATATACAAAGGGAGAATTAAATGGAACTAAACGTTACCGCAGTTCTTATTGCAATGAGTGTAATGATTTTATTCCTTACCATTGGTATAGGTCTTGTTATAGGGTATCTTATACGAGCATATATACATGACGTGACACCTCAGTATACTCATCCTGAGATGTACGATGAAAATGGTAACCCCATTGCTGATGAGTTGATCGCCTTTCGATTCGAGAATGGCAAACCTGAACTAGATGATCTTGAAGACTAATTATGGCAAAACTACCACCCAATCCCCTTGTATCTGAGATACTCAGAGCAGCTCATGGTGCTAAAACTGTTGAAAAAAAAGTACAAATACTTTCTCAATATAAGAGAGATGATGTCAAAGCATGTTTGATATGGAACTTTGATAAAGCAATTAGAAGTGCTATCCCAGAGGGAGATGTACCTTACAAACCTAATGATGCTCCAATCGGAGTTGACGGAGGACACACACGTTTGATTCAAGAGTGGAAATCTCTTTACAACTTTATTAGAGGTGGCAATCCTAGACTATCTCAAATGAAACGTGAGACAATGTTAGTTCAAATATTAGAAGCATTACATAAAGACGAGGCAGAAATTTTAGTTCTTGTAAAAGATGGAGAACTACAAAGCAAGTATCGTATCAGTAGAAACGTAGTAGAGAAAGCATATCCGGAGATACATTGGAAGGATAGGTGAAGTTCCTAATTGATCTAACAGATCATTGCAACTCCAAGTGTCCTTTATGTGCTAGACATAAGACCTCATACAATGATGAGGTAGCGGTCTTGAAACCAGACCCATCTATGAATCGCTCTTCCATATCACTCGCTGATTGGAAGAGATGGTTTCCTATTGAGACTCTTAGAAGGACAGAACTAATATATTTTCAAGGATCATTTGGTGAACCATCATTGAATGAGGATTTGTTAGACATATATTCTTATACTCTCAACGCTAACAGTAATATCATCTTCCAGATGAGCACTAATGGTGGCACACGAGACCAAGAGTTCTGGGGTAGACTCGGTGCTCTTATGGGTTCCTCACATAGAGATAGTTTTCTCATCTTTTCAATTGATGGATTGTCAGATACACTACAGCAGTACAGAGTAGGTGTAGATTATAACAAAGTTATAGACAGTGCTAGAGCATTTATAAAGGCAGGAGGTCCTGCTGTCTGGAGGATGCTAGTATTCAAACACAACCAGCATCAGGTCAAGAGATGTAGAACTCTCAGTAAATTGATGGGGTTCAAAGACTTCAGACATACTAATGTAAATAATCTATATGATGCTAATGGTAAGGGAGATGGTACATTTACATACAAATACAAAGGAGTGGTACATAAACTTGAAGGTGTTGATGGGCATGTGTTCCAGCAGCCACCCGCAGCAGAGGACACAGAGATTGATTGTAGATATGGTCATGGTATAAAGAGTCCAGGTCAACTTAGGATAGACAGTCGTGGTATTGTTCATGCCTGTTGCTTCCACCAGAGTAGACTACGCCTCTTCTATCCCGACTATTATATCCATGGTAATATAGATTCTCCTGCCATCTACAGAGAGATAAACAATCCCAACAAAGGTGTAGGTGCTGAGTATATGCAGAAGGTGTTCTACGATAGTATGATTCCACTCATAGAGAATCAAGGTGGATTGAAATCTTTATCTTTAAAACATAATTCTCTTGAAGATGTATTACATACCCCGTTATTCCAGTGTACGCTTGTAGAGTCATGGAAAACCAGACCACATATATGTTCGGATTACTGTGGAGTAAAAAGAAAGAATGTATCAATTGATACACAATAGGTTGTCTAAATAAGGGTAGTATGTTAGCATACTCATACGTTCATCCTCTTTGGAGGACGCAAGTAAGCCGACTCGGAACGGAACGTTCATCCTCAATATGGAATTATTGATCGCTGGTATCTTTAGATGTCATAATGCAGCAGAGTTGATCTACAGGATCGCTCATGATGATGTGACACCAAGGGAAGATAGAATCGAACTGATTCAAATGACCATGAAGAATACCAAGGGCAATTGTTTCTTTGAATATGTTGAGGACGCAA